CTTTGGCTGGTGATGATGAGTTGTCTGTTAGGACTGAACTTGTTGGTGGCACTGGGAAATATGGGCGTCTTCTGGGTTGGCTTTACATTGGGGACGACAGTGTGTCCCTTAATGAGCAAATGATTGAGGAGGGTTATGCTCATGCATACGACGGAGGCACCAAAGACATGGATCTCGAAGCACTCAGAGAAGTCAGGAGACAGCACGGTACGCTGGTGTAGAAGTGCTGTCTGTGGATCTAGTGTTTTTATCCCAGACTCTGAATTTGAAGGAGAAAATTGCGAATTAACTTGCGATATTGAAAAGTGATATATAGATTGTAATCGCTATATATCATCATGCTGGCATTTTTATTACCACTGGCATCAAAAATTATCAAAGACGCTGTTTCCAAAGTCCCAGAAAATGAAGAACTGGGTGAGAAAATGGTTGAGATCTGTCTTATTATTCTTTCTAAGGCAGTTAAGTTAACCAAGACTGATATGGACGATCAACTTTTAGAGGTTGTGACCAAGGCAATTAAGACTCGCGAGGGTGAGTGATCTTATAAATATCTTTATAGAAAATCGTACTAGGAAAAAGACATGGCTCTTTGGGGAGATAGGGACAACTTTCAATCGGTAGCCGCAGGCATCGCCACGGTTGATCTGTCCAATTTTACTGTTGATATTGGTGCTGCTCCATTCACTGCTGGTGTTGGAACAATCACTCCTATTATTAAACTTGGTCTTGGCGCGACCTGTGGATTCGCTGAGATTGTTGGTGTAACTAGCACCCGTTTGGTTTCTATCGCTAACACTGATGCCATCATTCCTGATGCTGTTGGTGCTGTCGCTGGTGTTGCTTATTCTCTGACGCAAGCACCACGTTCTCTTGACGAAAATCCTGCTGCTGTGTCTCAGTCTGCTGGTTCTATTTCTAGCACAAGATATTTTGGTGTTGGTTCTACCGCAATGCCATCTTCTGATAGTGTATTTGGTCCTTCTCACTCTGGTTGGGTTGGTGTTCAGACTTATACTGACAACCATGGTAATTTCAGAGTTAAGAGTGAGGTTCTAGTTGCAATGTCTGGCATTCAAACTGGTAATGAACCATATCCTAACTATAAAGCATAATGTCGCATGATATTCCGTGAATTAAATGATGACAACTTCATGCTTTTCGCAATTCGTCATTATGAAAACCCTCATTCTGTAACAAAAGAAGATTTTCTAGATGATTTAAAGCGTTTTAAATATGTCAAAAGACTATTAAAACGCTTTAAAAATACTGGGGTATTGAAATCACATCTTCTAGTTAATCACTTCATCATTCTTTTTAATATTTTTGGTGAAGCCACTGTTCCTCTCTTGTTTTACAAGATTGATAAAGAACTTTGGCCGACCATGAAATCTTTTTTATTATTTTTGAATAAGTTTCCTCAGACTCCTAAGAGTTACATACATGATATTCACGTAGACCTAGAATGTTTCAGGCTTCTTCAAATAGAATATGAACAAGGACAGAATTCTAAGTAAAATACTATCGTTTATCCGTGAGGATGGTGCTCCTACGGTTAATGTTGGCAGTGGAAATATTGCTGGTACTCAGGAAGCTGGTGACGATCCGCCAGTAAGAAAGAGAAAAAGATATATCTATGTCAAAGGAGTAAGGAAAACCTGGACCCCTAATAAAAATGGATAACGCTAGGGTTGCTGTTTTAGAAGAAAGGCTGGGAAATTTCGAACAACTTGTTTCTAGACTTGATTCTGCCATTGAAAAAATAGCAGAGGTAAATAATAATGTGTCTAGGATGTTAGCAGTTCATGAGGAAAGAATCGGTAAACAAGAAAAAATCGACGCAATATTGTTTGATAAAATCGACAAACTACGTGATAAAATGGACAGCGATCATGACAGCGTTACTAAACGACTATCATTATTGGAACGAAAACTTTGGATTGGCATCGGAGCACTGGGAGTAGTCTTACTAATCATCAACCCACAATCTATAAAAATACTCGAACCCTTGCTACTGGGACAGAATGATGCTATGATAGTACCAACAGTTGCTACCATAGATGGATCACGTTGATGCAAAATATGTTAGTCTACTATCCTCACGACTAGAAAAATTTAAGAGGGTAAAATCAAATCTTTACAATTTTAGATGCCCAATCTGTGGTGATTCACAGAAGAATAAGAGTAAAACTAGGGGTTACATCTATCAAGTAAAGTCAAATACTAACTTTAAGTGCCATAATTGTGGTGCTTCAATGTCTTTTAACAACTTCTTAAAGAAGATTGACACCAGTCTTCACAAAGAATACGTGATGGAGAAGTTTAAGGATGGATTTACGGGCAAGAATTTTGTCGCAGATAAACCCATCTTAAATTTTAAAGTACCGGTCTTTAAAAAAAAGAAAAAGATTGAACTACCAAAAGCATCCACATCTCCAAATGCTGCTGGATACTTATTGTCTAGACAACTTAATCCATCTGAGTTTTATTATGCAGAGAAGTTCAAACAATATACCAACTCACTTAAACCCACCTTTGATGACGTAAGATGTGATGAATCTCGTATAATTATTCCTTTGTTTTATAATCAAAACCTAGTAGGATTTCAAGGAAGATCCTTAGGTTTGAGCAAGGTTAAATACATTACCATAATGCTTGATGATGACGCACCAAAAATCTATGGACTCGATGAAATTGCCAAATCAGAACCAGTTTACATTACAGAAGGACCATTTGACAGCACGTTCCTTCGCAACTCGATTGCTATGTGCGGAGCTGATGCTGATGTTAATCGTTGGGGGATCAGCAATCCTATTTGGATCTATGATAACGAACCAAGGAACACTGAGATCGTCGGGCGTATCGGACGCACTATCGATAGAGGCGACTCCGTAGTGATCTGGCCATCAAATATTGATGAAAAGGACATAAACGATATGGTCATGTGTGGACATAACGTTCAAAAACTGGTAGAATCCAACGTATATTCAGGGTTGGAAGCACAACTTAAATTCGCAACTTGGAAAAAGGTATGAGCAACGGCACTAAGGTAAAGAAGAGAGATGGGAGAATTGAGTCTCTTGATCTAGATAAGATGCATATCATGGTTGATAAGGCATGTGAGGGTCTTGCGGGGGTTTCTGCAAGTCAAGTTGAAATGAAGTCTGGTATTCAATTTTATGATGGCATCACTACTGGCGAAATTCAAGAGATCCTCGTTAGATCTGCATCTGATCTTATTGATCTCGATCATTCCAATTACCAATACGTCGCAGCAAGGCTTCTACTCTTCTCTCTTAGAAAATCCCTCTACGGAAGAACGAGTAAGTTGCCAAATTTAATTGATCATATTACTCAACTTGCGTATGATGGACCATATGATAAGACTATCTTCTCCAAATATTCACAGGAAGAGATTGCGAAAGCTGATAGTTTTATTGATCATGATCGGGACTACCTATTCACCTATGCTGGTCTAAGACAGGTTGTGGATAAATACCTAGTGCAAGATCGCAGCACGAATGAGGTATATGAAACACCTCAATTCATGTATATCATGATTGCTTTAACCATCTTCCGAGATTATCCTAAGGAAACCCGTCTTTCATATGTCAGAAGGTACTACGACGCGATCAGCAAACACAAAATCAACATCCCAACGCCAATCATGGCCGGGGTACGAACTCCTCTCAGACAGTTCGCGTCTTGTGTTCTCGTTGATGTTGACGACTCCTTGGATAGTATTTTTACTTCTGACATGGCCATTGGCCGTTATGTTGCGCAAAGGGCTGGAATCGGTATCAACGCTGGAAGAATCCGTGGCATCAACAGCAGAATCCGTGGAGGAGAAGTGCAGCACACTGGCGTTGTTCCTTTCCTTAAAAAGTTTGAATCAACTGTACGATGCTGTACGCAAAATGGAATCCGTGGTGGATCAGCAACGGTCCACTTCCCAATCTGGCACCAAGAAATAGAGGACATTATTGTTCTTAAAAACAACAAAGGCACAGAAGACAACCGGGTACGCAAACTTGACTACTCAATCCAAATTTCAAAACTTTTCTACGAACGTTTCATTGAGAATGGAGAGATTAGCCTATTCTCACCGCACGACGTACCAGGTCTCTATGATGCTTTTGGTACTGATGCATTTGACGCTTGCTATGTGGACTATGAATCAGATCAGTCTATTCCAAGAAAGACTATCGGGGCACAGGAACTCTTTCTAACTATTCTTAAAGAGAGAGCAGAGACTGGTCGTCTGTATATCATGAACATTGACCACTGCAATTCTCATTCTTCCTTTAAAGATAAGATTGAGATGAGTAACCTGTGTCAAGAAATTACATTACCCACTGTACCTTTGAATCATATTGATGATGAGTTAGGTGAGATTGCTTTATGTATTCTTTCTGCTGTCAATGTAGGCACCATCCGAAATGATGAAGAGTTAGAGAGTCTTTGTGATCTTGCAGTTCGTGGTCTGGAAGAATTGATTGATTATCAGGACTATCCAATACGTGCAGCAGAGATTTGTACAAAGGCACGTAGATCGCTTGGAATTGGGTTCATTGGACTTGCACACTATCTTGCTAAGTTGGGACATAATTACGACTCTCAGGAGGCATGGGACGCAGTTCATAAACTCTCCGAGTCTTTCCAATACTATCTCTTGAAATCATCCAACCAACTTGCCAAAGAGAAAGGTCACTGCGAAAACTTTGGTCGCACTAAGTATGCTGATGGCATCTTACCAATTGATACATACAAGAAAGACATAGATTCAATCTCAAATCCGGAGCTGCAACATGATTGGGAGAGTCTTCGCGCATCTATCTCAACACACGGACTCCGACACAGCACATTGTCCGCACAGATGCCTTCGGAGAGCAGTTCCGTTGTGTCAAACGCAACCAATGGAATCGAACCCCCTCGCGACTATTTGTCCATTAAGAAATCCAAGAAAGGACCTCTTAAACAAATTGTTCCGCAGTATGCTACATTAAAAAATAACTACACATTGTTGTGGGAAATGCCCAACAACAATGGATACATCAACGTTGTGGCTATGATGCAGAAGTTCTTTGATCAAGCGATCTCTGGAAACTGGTCATACAATCCAGAGAACTATCCAGATAATGAAGTACCGGTATCGGTCATGGCAAATGATCTATTAACTACATATAAGTACGGTTGGAAGACTTCCTACTATCAGAACACTCACGATCAAAAGACTGATGAGGTAGAAGACAAACCGGACAATATACAATCACTAATGGCAGAACTAGAAAATGCTGATGAAAGTGAATGTGAGTCCTGTTCTATTTGATAAAGTAAATATAAAATACAACGAATGGATTTCAAACTAAACGACGATAAAAAAATTGAAGGCATGACTGTCTTTAACAAGATGCCAGTTGACACTACAAAACAACCGATGTTCTTTGGCGCTCCTCTTGGTGTTCAAAGATATGATTCATATAAGTATCCTATTTTTGAAAGACTGACAACTCAGCAATTGGGATATTTTTGGAGACCAGAAGAGGTCTCTTTACAAAAAGATCGTGGTGATTATCAATCATTGCGTCCCGAACAGAAGCATATCTTTACTTCAAACTTGAAGTATCAGGTTATGTTGGACAGTGTTCAGGGTAGAGGTCCAGGAATGGCATTCATTCCTTACTGTTCTCTGCCTGAATTGGAGGCGGCTATGACTGTGTGGGAGTTTATGGAGATGATCCATAGTCGCTCCTACACTTACATCATCAAGAATGTGTATTCAAACCCCAGTAGTGTGTTTGATACCATCCTAACAGATCAGCGTATCTTAGAACGCGCTGAGAGCGTCACAGAAGCATACAACCTCTTTATCAAAGACGCCCAACAGTATGGTTCATCTAACGCATGGGAACATGCGCTTGACGGTGCCGGTTCTTTTAAACAAGAAAGGTATGAACTCAAACGGAAACTCTTCCGAGCAGTTGCAAATGTCAACGTTCTGGAAGGTATACGATTCTATGTTAGTTTCGCGTGTAGCTTTGCATTCGGTGAGCTCAAACTCATGGAAGGATCTGCTAAAATCATATCCCTCATCGCTAGGGATGAAAACCAGCATCTAGTATTGACTCAGAACATTATCAATAACTGGGCCAAGGGTGATGATCCGGATATGAAGAAGATTTATCATGAAGAGAAGGAATGGTTATATGCTTTATATGATCGTGCAGTCAATGAAGAGAAGCGTTGGGCACAATATCTCTTCAAAGATGGCAGTATGATTGGTTTAAATGATAAACTTTTACATCAATATGTTGAATGGATTGCTAACCGTAGGTTAAAGTCTATTGGATTAAAACCCGTATATGATATTGCGGCTAAGAATAATCCACTTCCTTGGACGCAGCATTGGATTTCCTCCAAGGGCCTTCAAGTTGCTCCACAGGAAACTGAGGTAGAGTCTTATGTCGTTGGTGGCATCAAACAGGATGTTAAAAAGAACACGTTCACTGGTTTTCAACTCTAATGTTAATCGAAAATGAAGGACAAGGTACATGGAGAGAGGCGTATCTCTCTTGGAAAGGTGCTATCTTATCTGAATCACAGGTACAACTGCTTACCGAAGGACCCAAGTCCCTCGCACAAGCAAATCAACTTCAAGCGATGAAGTTGGACTATGACAACTCAAATTATAACAATCGACTCTGATGCCCAAAAATATGCTTACCAAGGACGAGATGAGAAATCGCGTCATTAAATTGAAAGACGAAGTATACGAAGAACCTGATACAGTGTGGCAAGGGGATCGAGATATGGCACATAAATATCTCGACAAAGTTTTGAATATCATTGAAGAATATAGGTATTGAGAATGAAGAAGTTCTTTATGACAACCCGTGGACGTATCAGGGTCAACCGTTTACTACTAGTGACATCGGTAAGTCTTTCGGTTTTGTCTACCGGATTACTAATCTCAAATCAGGTAAGCAATACATCGGTCGAAAATATTTTTGGCAGTTACGAAAGCCTAGAAGTGGAGGTCGGAGAGTTACTAGTGAGAGCGACTGGAAAAAATACTACGGAAGCTCTGATGAACTTAATGAAGAACGCAAGCGGATTGGAAATTCTTCCTATAAACGAGAGATTATTTCCATACACTCCACAAAAGGAAGAGTTAATTTTGAGGAGACAAGACAACTCTTTATCAATTCCGTCCTTTCCGAAAGCTTGACAGACGGCACCCCTGCATACTATAATAGCAACATCCTGGGACGCTACTACCGTAAAGACTATCATGATTCTGGAAACGATTCTGGCACTTAGTGCTATTGATTATGACCATCTAGCAAGAGCGGTCAAGGTTGAGGCAAGACCTAATACTATGGATGAGTACTGCGTGGCAGTGTCTATTCTCAACCGAGTTAGATCACCTTATTTTCCTAACACTGTTGCTGATGTAGTATACGCCCCTGGTCAGTATCAAGGATTTGATTATTGGAGACCAGTTGCTCCTATGTCTTTGGTAAATGAATTTAAATCCGAACTTGGTCGTTCTAAACTTCTACAAGCATACAGCATCATTGGAGATAGAACTGACTTTAAAGGACAGAGTATGCTACCATATCGTGTAGTATCAGAAGATCCAATGTGTGATCGTAAAGGTAACTTTTTTCACTATCACTGGCAGAAATGACTTATCTAGCACCAATCTTTTTATCATATGATGAGTGGTTCGGTGAACCAATTTTGACAGAAACTCAAATGGAGTATCAGAACCTAATGAAAGATCCTGGTCATAACATCATTGTAAATATGGATGGAGGCGTTGGTGGATCTTGGAAAGTTGAAGTTGAACCTGACGACATCCATGAAGTGATGTATGATATGGCGACCAAGTGTGGTAAAACTACAATACAGTTAGATCCTGTTGGTGCGTCGGAAAACTTTCATGAACAATGACTGGCGTTATGAAGAAGATCGATTGGAGTTAAGAGGAGAAGTGTTAAGAATCCTTCTCTCAAAATTTGGTGGACCGATGGAAGGATGTGTCCCTAAATATTCAACGCAATCGATCTATGAATGTGCCCATGACTGGGTATCGCAAGGAAATAAAACTTCTTTTGGAATTGTAAAGTATTTTGAGGCTTATTATGCAAAAATGGATTCTTAGTTTACTGCTATTAGCATCACCCGTAATGGCAGAACCAATTAGAGAAACTGAATACAAGACTATGCACTCTATGGGATGTATGCTCCTTGGTGAGTGTACTGATGATGTGAAGAAAGTATTTTCTATGCTTGACATCTCATCTGAGTATGATAACACGGAAGAATTTACTAGTGTCACTG